GAAGGAGGATTTTATGATTGGCATATGGATTGTGATGTAAACATGGCTCACGAACCACCAGTTAGAAAACTATCAATGACATTATTATTGAATGATCCATCAGAGTTTGAAGGTGGAGATTTAGAGCTAATGGCTCCAGGTAAATTTGCAGAACTTAAACAAGGTCATGCTATTTGTTTTGCATCGTTTTTAAATCATAGAGTAAATAAAGTTAAACGAGGAATGAGACAATCTCTTGTTGTTTGGTTTGGAGGTAAACCTTTTAGATGATTAAAGAAGGATTTTTTCCAACCATTATATACGCTGAAGATTTTAAATTAGACACTAATCAACTAGCACAAAATATTATACAGTGGTCTAAGGAAGATGAAGGTGTTAAAAAAACTAATGTAAATGGATGGCATTCTACAACTGAAATGCACAAAAAACCTGAATATAAACCTTTAGTAGATGAATTATTTAAAATGGTTTATCAAGTATTTAATGAAGAGTATTTAGAAAGAACCCCTATCTTAGGTAATATGTGGGCTAATATAAATACACCAGGTGGATATAATAAACCACACGTACACCCTAATGCTTTATTTAGTGGAGTATATTATATAAAAACCCCACCTAATTGTGGACGTTTAATTTGTCACGACCCACGTCCGGGTATTCAAACCTGTATGCCTACTAGAAAAAAAGGACAACCTCCAAAACATTTATGGAGAGAAATTCATTTACAACCCCAAGAAAATAGAGCTTTACTGTTTCCTGCATGGTTATGGCACTGCGTTGAACCTAATGAATCAAATGATGTAAGAATATCAGTAAGTTTTAATTTTTTACAAGATGGCTTTCAATAAATATCACGTAATCAAAAGTGCATTAAGCTACGAGTTAGCTAATTTTATCTTTAACTATTTTTTACTTAAAAGAGATGCCGTTAAATATATGTACGAAAATAATATAACGTGGGATAATGGTATGTTTGGGACTTGGACCGATCAACAAGTGCCTAACACCTACTCTCATTACGCAGATAATGTAATGGAAACATTGCTTGTTAAAATGTTACCAGTCATGGCTAAAGAAACAGGGCTACAATTAGTACCTACATACTCATATGCCAGACTATACAAAAATGGAGATATTTTAAAACGCCATAAAGACAGACCTAGTTGTGAGATCTCAACTACCTTAAATTTAGGAGGAGATCCCTGGCCTATATTTATTGATGGTACAGGAGCAGACACCGTCATAGATGAGTATAAAAATATACATAAACCTAACGCTCCCAAAGGCACGAAAGTCCTACTTGAAGTCGGCGATATGCTGGTATATAGTGGATGTGAATTAGAGCATTGGAGAGAACCGTTTGAAGGTAATACTTGCGGACAAGTATTTCTTCATTATAACCATGTAAATGGTCCTTTTGCTGAAAAGAATAGGTTCGACAAAAGGCCGATGTTAGGACTTCCCCCATTAAGGAAGTCATAATATGATGGAGTTATATGCTACAAAAATTAGGTTTTTTACCTGGATTCAACAAACAAGTCACACAGACCGGGGCCGAGGGACAATGGTATGATGGTGACAATGTTCGTTTCAGATATGGTACCCCAGAAAAAATAGGTGGTTGGACTCAACTAGGTGACGATAAGTTAACTGGTGCCGGCCGAGCTATTCATCACTGGGATGATAATGCTGGTATTAAATACGCAGCTGTAGGAACTAATAGAATTTTATATGTTTATTCAGGTGGAGTTTTTTATGACATCCATCCAATTAGAACCACTTTAACAGGTGCAAAATTTACAAGTAGTTCTTCATCAACAACAGTTACAGTAGTATGTACCGGATCTCATGGTCTAGGTGAAGACGACATTGTAATGTTTGATAGTGTGACAGGAGTACCTGCTGGATCAACTTATAGTGATGCTACTTTTGAAGACAAAAAATTTATGGTAACTGCTGTTCCTACTACAGATACTTTTGACATTACAATGGATACTCAAGAATCAGGGACACCTTTAACTACAAGTGATGGAAACAGTACTTCTGTATTATGTTATTATACGGTAGGACCTGCACAACAGCTGGGTGGTTATGGTTGGGGTACAGCATTGTGGGGCGGTACAGCTTTAGGGCCAGCAACTACAACACTCGCTTCTGGTATTAATGATACAGTAACTGATATTCCTTTAACCAGTTCTTCAGCTTTTCCGTCAACTGGAGAAATAAGAATTGGAACAGAAGATATAAGTTTTACAGCCAATAACACAACAACCAATACTTTAAGTGGGGGTGCTAGAGAAGTTAATGGTACAACCAAAGCATCACATAGTGGAGGAGATACAGTTACAAACATTTCAAGCTACGTTGCTTGGGGTGACCCATCTTCTGCTGACTTTACAATTGATCCTGGTTTATGGGTATTAGATAACTACGGAACAAAATTAATTGCACTTATTTATAATGGTAAATGTTTTGAATGGGATGCAGCAGCGGCTGCGGCGGTCAATAATAGAGCTACCGTATTAGCAAATGCCCCTACAGCATCACGTCATGTATTAGTATCTACACCCGATAGACACTTAGTATTTTTTGGAACAGAAACAACTATTGGTACATCTTCAACTCAAGATGATATGTACATTAGATTCTCTTCTCAAGAGAGTATTAACGCAACAGATTCTTATACAGTTAAAGCAAATAACACCGCAGGTACACAAAGACTTGCAGATGGTTCTAAAATTATGGGAGCTATCAAAGGTAGGGATGCCATTTATGTATGGACAGATACGGCATTATTTCTAATGAAGTTCGTAGGTCAACCATTTACTTTCTCATTCGAACAGGTAGGAACTAACTGTGGATTATTAGGAAAGAATGCTAACATTGAAGTAGATGGTACCGCTTATTGGATGTCTGAAAATGGATTCTTTGCATACGATGGTCAATTAAAATCAGTACCTTGTTTAGTAGAAGATACGGTTTATGATGACATTAACACAACAGCCAGAGACCTTGTAAACTGTGGATTAAACAATCTTTTTGGAGAGATAAGCTGGTTTTATTGCACAAACGCTTCTGATGCAGTCAACAGAGTGGTTACTTATAACTATTTAGACTCTACTCTTAAAAGACCTATATGGACAACAGGAACTTTACCAAGAGCAGCGTGGCAAGATTCAGCTGTTTTTGCTAAACCACATGCTACATATTATAACCCTTCCGATAATGCTTCTTATGATGTTACTGGTAATACAGACGGAAGTACTATATACTATAAACAGGAAACAGGGACCGATCAAGTTAATGCTGGTGGAACAGTAACGGCGGTAATTGGTACCATAACTTCAGGTGATTTTGATATTACTCAGAAATCAGCTAGAGGTGGTGGACAGATTGTTGGTATGCCGGACCTTAGAGGAGACGGAGAATTTATAATGAGAATAAGTAGATTTATACCAGACTTTATTTCACAAACAGGTAATACTAAAATTAGTTTTACAACTAGAGACTACCCTCACAGCACACCTACTACAACAAATTATACAATTGATAATACTACTACTAAAAAAGATACAAGATTAAGAGCGCGGTCAATTGCAATGACGGTTGCTAATATAACTAGCAATGAAGACTGGAAACTAGGTACATTTAGATTAGATATACATCCAGGAGGAAGAAGGTAATGGCTTTAACAGACGCACAACTTCGCGCATTTGTCCCTCGAACTAATTTTTTAATGGATAAATCTTACTTGCCACAGGTAGAAGGAGAAGAAGAAAAAGTAACAACCTCATATGGAATACCTAACACTACTGCATTTATTAATAGCGGTGGTGGAGGAGGTGCTCTTCAAGCAGGTAATATAAATTTTGATGATTTTAATCGAATAACTACTGAGAATTATATGAGAAAACAACCTACTCCTTTTGTTGATGCAACTTATAATCAAAAAATACAGGATAGATTTTTTGGGATGCCAACTTGGGAACAGGGTGTTAACCCGGTAGACGCAGGAGAATATCTTGCAGCGGGCCAAGATATTCCTTTAGACCTTACAGGCGCAGGTAAAATGAAACAGGGTTGGCAAAACACGAGAGAAGGAATTGCTGCTATGATGGGAAAACTACCATCAATGACAAATCTTTTAAATCAATTTGGTATTCAAAACTTTAGTTCATTATCTCCTTTGGATCAAGCATTTATAGAACAAAGTACTGGGTATGAAGGTCCTACTGTATTTGGTAAAAATATTGGTGGTCAAGATCCATTTGGAATGAATATTGAAAGTGCATTTGGAAATTATGCTCAAGGGGTAAGGGACGATCTTACTACATTAAATGAACATTTTGCAAGTAAGACTTTAGCAGATGATGGTGCAGAATGGGATGAGGAACAAGGAATGTTTGTAGGTCCTAAAGCAGATTATTGGAACCAGCTAAATAAAATGAATATTTCAAGATGGGATTTTAGAACTAAACAAATTGAAAAACAAAAACAAAACGAACAAAAATATCAACAAAGAAAAGCAGACGTTGCTAGAGTTCAACACAAAGTAGATGAGAAAGAAAACATACTAAATGAACTTGCATCTGAAAAAGATGTTACCAACGCTAGTGGAAATGTTATAGCTTCTACAGTTAATCCTAATGTTGATTCAAGTTATCATGGCGGTAATCCTAATCCACATACAGATACAGGGTGGAGTGGTTCTAAGCAGGGAGGAACTTCTTATTCACGACCAGGAACGGAAGACGCACCTCCTGGCGCACATCACTGGGCAGATGGCGGAAGAGTAGGTTTAAGATATGGAGGACTATTAAGTATATTATAATGGCAAAGATCGTACAATCATTAACTAGAGCTGAAGAAGAATATAGTAGAGCTAATCTACAATCATTGGTCAGGGACCTTGATGGTGTAATAACAAAATTAAACTCTTCATTTCAAGATGAAGTTAAACAAGAGATAGAAGCTAAAAGTTTCTTTCTAGATTCATAATGGCAGTAGTAAACGAATATAAATTTTATGGTAAAACAGTAACAGCTGCTGAAAGTAATAATCTTTTAGAGCCAGGAGATAATGAAACTATTATTGTTAAGTCTTTACATGTTACTAATAAATCAGGATCTAATACTCCTACTATAACTATTACTAATAATGCTTTTGAAGTTATACATACTCAAACATTAGCCACTTCTGCTAGTGTAGAAATACTAACAAATCCAATGGTAGTAGAAGGAGGCAAAGTATTAGCTGCTACTACAGCAGGAACTGTAAGTGATGGAGTAGTTATTACCATCAGTTATTTAAACATTAAAAAGGAAAAAACAGATTAATGGAAATAAAGAATGCAACAGTTGAATTAACCTACAGACACAAGGAAACTGGCGAGCTTTTTCAGGAAAGAAAAGACTGGGAAACTAAGGGTTACAAAAACGAGGACATGGCACAGGACGTAAAGGTTATCATGCCGCCCCTTGATTTAATGAGTAAAACAAAGTAAAGTAGGAGATTAAGGTAAAAATATGGCAATTTCTAGAATGCAAGAACCCAGACAACTCTACGGATTAGGAAGCTTAGTTAAGAAAGCTGTACGTGGTGTTAAGAAAATTGTTAAAAGTCCTATAGGTAAGGCTGCTTTATTAGGTGGCTTAGGTATGTATGCAGGAGGACTTGGTCCTTTTGGCGCTAAAGGAATGTTTTCTGGTGCAAAAGGTGCAGGCTTTCTTAGAAATATGATGGCTGCGAGATCAATTCCTGGAGTTCCAGACTTTGTTACAGGAAAAGGAGGTGTAACTGGTGGTGGCTTGTGGTCAAGAGTATTAGGTGGAGCAAACAAACT